AAGATTGTCATCGTTATCTACAAAGTTTGCAAAATTTTGACCCAGATTATTAACGGTTATTTCTTTTCCATCAACATAAGATTTATTACCAGCAAAGGTAACAAGGTTTGTTAGGTCTTGGAGAATAGTATTACTGCCAGTGTTGGTATTGGTATTGGTGTTGGTATTGGTATTGGTGTTGGTGACGGTAGGAGTAGTGGTGGTGTTGTTATTGTTACCAGAAAAAAAATCAGTTACTTTGTCTTTTGCGGTATTATAAGTATCAACAATTCCATCATACCAAGCATAAGCAGGGATTCCGTCTGGGCCAATATAAACAGGCGCGTCATTGCGGTAGTCTTGAAGTAAGTTCTCTTCCTGTGGGTTAATGTAGGCCAGCATATGCGGCTGGTCACCAATCATAGTTTGCCGTGGGACACCGTTAGCCACGTTCTCTAACGCGCCAATACCTGCATCTGGGTATGGCGGTTGTGGTGGGGAGGCTCTGTTAGTCCTAGCTCTGTCTGCTTGAACTCTTGCGTTTACGCGGTCCATAAATGTGTTCATCACGCCCCCATAGGTGGTTGTTGTGTAGGCATTGGTTCGCCCTGCTGCGGTTGAGCTTGCGGTTGCTGCATCATAGCGTCTGATATTGCGCCCAACGCACCATCGCCATCGCCACCACCACTTCCCATACGCCGTTTGATCTCCATAACCTTGTCAATCAAATACTTGTTCATGTCCATTGGTGGAGCGCCTTGTGGACCACCTTCTTGTAGTGCGCCGCCCTCTGTAGCTTTTGGTAAACCTCCAAAGGCTAATGGATCAATCGGTGGTAGGCTGTACATTCTTCATAACCTCCATTTGAATTTTAGCTGCGTTCTTTTCACGTTCAATCTGCAGGTCAGCCTCTAGCTTCATAATCTTGGCTTCCATATCAGCCTTTGCTTTAGCTGCATCGATCTCCATGTTCTGACGCGCTTCAGCCTGCTTGATCTCAATGCTAGACCTTGCCTTGGCTTGGTCGGATTCGATCTGGGTTGCTGTACGAGCCTTTAATGCTTCCATCTCTAGTTTAGCAAGCTCTTGTGCGTACTGGAGTGGGTTGCCTTGTTCTTGGCCCTGCTGTTGGCCACCAGTTAATGCTGCTATCTGCTTCATCTGTGGCGAGGCTTGAACAACCTGTGCCGCACGTTGGCTAATCAAGCGATCCATCTTAGGATCAACTGCTTCAAACTTAAATTCTGGGTCTTTAAAGTTTGGCAGCGGTGGCATCGGTATAGCAATGCTGGCTTCCATTCTCTGGCGATACAGCAGCGCAATATGCTCTGCAATATGGGCAATCAGTACTGGCTGCATAGCTTTAGCACCGGGGTTGCCTGCCAGAGATGGGTCTTGCATAAATTGCATGTGAACCGCGATATGTGACTCATGATCCTGATCTGGGAAGGCGCGTATCGGCTTGCCGTATAGGACGCTCATGTTTTCATCGATGGGGTCCATCTGCACAGCGTCTTCTGGTTTCTTTAGTATCTCTTGAATGTTAGGAATGCGGATCGCTTCATACATCCGCTTGTAAGCAGCGTATAGGTCGTGGAACTGCGGAGCTGATCGCGCCATTTCCAAGACAGCTTGTGCCTGCGCTATGCGCTGGGCTGTCGAGAAGATGTTCGGATCGCTTACTGGAACAATGTCAATCCGATCATCAAAGTCGGTGCGATAGATAATCTCCGCAGCTCCAGCCTGCGAAAAGCTGAACTCATCGGGGAGGTTCTCAGCGTTCAGCNCCGCAAGGAGTTTAAACTCTTGGCCCTGCGCGTAGTGTAGNCGTTTGTGTATCGCGCTAAATGCTTTCGATCCCTGCTCTATAAGTGCAACCGTACTGCCCACTGGAGCGTTAGGATTAACGTCACCGATGTTTAGGTCGGCTGTACTGGCAAAGCGCTGTCCAGCATCGACCATATAGCCAAGCAAGTTAAACAGCGAACCTGACGGCTCTTTAAACGGCAGTGGCATAATCGCCTTGTTTACATCATCAACTGTGCTGTCGAGGTCAACAAACTCACCGGGGGATATCTGCATATCGCCGCCTTGAACGCGACCACGCAGCTTAAAGCCACCCTGCATATTCGAGAAGGCTGCACTGTCTAGAAGGGCGCGGAGCGATCCTGTCGCCGCCTTACCCAAGCCACCGATCATGTGGTACAGACCGAAACCGTAGAAACCCAGACCCGGCAAGAACTTATAGCTCACAAACCAATCGCGGCGTTTCTTTAAATCATCGTCTTCCTTCCAGTTGCGGCGAACCGCTACAACATTCTGGTTTTCGTAATCAATTGTGATCACATATGGGATGGCCACTGCGTTATCATCGACATCGCCGTCATCCATTTCCTCGCCGTCAATGCCGTCGAACAAATCGTAAACGTGCATCTCAAGCAGTGTCATTACATCATCGTTGCTGTCATCGTACTGATCGACACCTTCGATCTCACCAACAATATCACCTGATGGGTCCATGCTATCGCCAGCGCCATATTTAGTTGGCAGGTAATAACCGTTCTGGACGTAACGATTAAAGTCGTTCTTCGGCATACGAATAACGTGGGTGTAGCGTGGGCTGGTGTAGAGGTCTTTGCTCTCAGGGGCCACGACAAAGTCTTCAGCCTTTACGAACTGGCTGCACTGGCGGTCTAGGTTAGCGTCCCACCAGACCTTTTTAAACGTGTGGCCGATCAGCGGAAGGTGAAACAGCATCTGGTCCAAATCAGGGAAGTACTCAGGCATCTCTTGGGTGATTTGGTAATTCATGTATTCTCTAGTGCGTCGAGCCTGTTCTTCTAGCTCTTCATCTGGCGCACCGATTATAACAGTTTTTATTGGGCCACCTGACGGGTAAAGCTCTGCGATTGCTTTGGCGTTAAACTGTGTGGCCGCTTCTGCAATCAGTGGGTGGACTACTGTGGACAGACCGCGTGTTGCACGTTCTGCTTCACCCTCGTCCATACCTCCGTCAGGGTCTAATGTTCGTAATCCGTCTTTGTAGCGCTCTTCCCACTCTGCACGGGCTTCACGGTCATTTTCGTAAAAGCTAACCAGCTCTTGAGCTTTTCGAGATAGTTCTTTTTCATCAATTGTTTCTGCTAGGTTGATGTCGAACTGGGCAGCATCAACTTCGTCCATCATGTCTAGCTCTGGGTCACCAACTAAAACATCACCGTCAGGAAGCTCCTCGACCATCAAGCTATCGTCGGGCAAGCCCTCGGCGAACGGGATAATTTTTGGATCAGCCATACATTGTCATCCTCTTGGGTTCGTTTATTTCGTCATCTTCTGGGTCAGTACTGTGTTCTAGGAACCAACCTTTTCGTAATCTTAACCACGCTTGAGTGCATGTGTCCACTATATCATCGTTTGGGTGCGCTGGAAACGCAGCCACAATATCTATTAAATCTTTCGCCCAGCGCTTGTCAGAAGGGTAGTATATTCTTCCGTCTTCCAAAAGAGCGGAGCTGGCATGCGCTCTGGCAACCTTATCACGATCTGGCGAATATGCCAATACTGGAACGCCAGACATTCGCAAGTCTTGCAGAAGGCTTTGTCCGCTTGCTTTTTTTTCTATGAGAACAGTGTCTGCCTCCCACTCCTCATAAGCCTCCTGCGCTAGTTTTCGCAGCTCTGGATAAGATGGCTTGCCCCAGTACGCCTCAAGCAAGATCGCGCACATTACACCTTTATGGCGAAACACACCCCAAGTAGTTCGCGCACTAAAGCTAGAGCTTTCCTTGCCTTCGAACGCGGTATCCCACGACTGCAACACGTATTCGACTTCTGGCAAATCGCCGTCCCACGGAACCCACCAGCTTGCCTTTAGTATCCCACCACCTTTTGGGCTAGGACGCTGCTGTAGCTGCCCAGCGGCTGCGTAACTGCCAAGGCTGCGCTCTAAGGTCGATAGCTCTTTCTCTCCAAACCTGTCGGGCCACAATAGCTCACCCTCTTTGGTTCGAGGGTCGGCAAAGCCAAGAGGGGAACGCGAAGGTGTAGGGTGTCCGATCTCGTATCTTGCGGGTAGACAAAGATGCGACCACTCATCGCCCATATCTTGCAGCAAATGTCCAGTTAGGTCATCATTGTGGACGCGCTGCATTATCAGAATAAAGCTCGATGTGCGAGGGTCATTAAGGCGAGTTTGCATCGCTTGGTCCCACCACTCTAGGACGCCCTCCCTAACTTTAGAGCTATCAGTATCTGTGACGTTGTGCGGGTCGTCGATGCATATGATATCGCCACCATCGCCAGTGAGTGCGCCTCCTACAGATGTCGAAATACGATAACCCGACTTGTCATTTTCAAATCTTTGTTTCTGATTCTGATCATCGGTTAGCTGGAACTTGTCACCAAAGTGATCTTGATACCAAGGGCTGTCGATTAAGCGCCGACACTTAGTGCCGTCTCGAATTGAAAGGGAGCTTGCATACGATGCATATAGAAATTTTTTACTTGGCTGGCGCGTCCAGACCCAAGCTGGCAAAGCAACGGCCACGCTAATTGACTTGGAGTGTCTGGGAGGCACGTTAATTATCAGGTGACGAATATCGCCTTCGACTACTGCTTGGAGGTGTTCGCTGATACAATCCAGATGCCAGTTGCTTTGGTATTCCACCCCCGGTTCAATTGTATTCCACGCTGCTTTCTGAAACTCACTAAGGCTGCGTTTATACTTCTCCGCTCTCACCTGTTCGATCTTCAATCCTGTTAAATGCTTTCTCAATTGCGTCGAGTTGGTCATCGGGTATCCTCGTTAAATCTATAACGTGTTGCTGTTCTATATTTGCATGCACTTCTGATTTATCTTTTTGGTTAAGATACTGTTTACCCAGCCAAACAAGCATCGTAGAATTTCCCTTTTCTGCTGCCTGCCATTGCATACGCCGCAGAGACATCCTGCCTTCATCGTTGTGTCTTTTATAGAGGTCTTCAAAATTATTGTAATTCATTTCCTTTAAACGTCTGTTTAACGTGGTGTCTGACATCTCTAAAACGCTACAGCATTCTTCCATAGTGCATTGTATTCTGACCATGTTTAGTAGCTTCTGAAAGTCTTTATCGGTAAGGGGTTTCGACGCACCTTTTGGTCCGCGCTTTGCTACTGCTGTGCTTTCGACTTTATCTTTTGGCATTTCAATCACCGTTTTCTCTTTTTAGTGTATTTATAGCATAAATTATGAATTATGCTGAACTCCCTTCGAGGCGTTCATTATTAAGCTCTTCGAACGTCTGGTCGGTATCTTCTAGCGTTGCTTTTTTGCCTGTAAATTCCTGCCATCGTTTTACAATCACATCGCAGTATTTAGGGTCGAGTTCCATCAGTCTGGCATGACGACCATGTTTTTCGCAGGCGATTGCTGTAGTTCCAGAACCCGCAAAACTATCCAAAACAACATCGCTGCCTTTTGTATTGTTTAACATTTGATATTCAAACAACTCGACAGGCTTCATTGTTGGGTGTTCAGAACTGCGATTAGGGCGATCAAATTCTAAAATAGTAGTTTGCTTTCGGTCAGTAGCCCACAAGTGTGCCGCCCCACCTTTCCAGCCGTAAAGACAAGGCTCATGTTTCCAGTGGTAGTCTTGCCTACCCATAACCATCGAATGCTTTTTCCAGATAAGACACTGACGAATATCCCATCCAGTATCTTTTGCAGCGCCTCTAAAATTATACCCTTCACTGTCCGCATGCCAAATATAAAAAACTGCACCTTGCTTCATCACAGCGTCAGCAGCTGTGTAACTGTCTGTTAAAAATGTTCTAAAACTATCGTCTGACATTTCGTCGTTTTGAATTTTTAACGCATCTTTAGTTTTTCCTTCATATGCAACATTATATGGTGGATCAGTAAGCCACATATCAACTAACTGATTATCACATAATTTTTCCAAGCAATCGATAGAAGTACTGTCGCCACACATAAGCCTGTGCTTACCCATAACCCAGACATCGCCTTCGACGGTTACTGGTATCTGCGGAGCCTCTGGCACTGCGTCTTCATCGGTCAAGCCTTCTTCATCAGGCTCTGGGAATAGGTTGGCAATTTCGTCTAAGCCGAAGCCTGTCAGGGATAGGTCAAATTCTAGGTCTTGCAGTTCTCCTAGCTCCACCTTTAGCATTTCATCGTCCCAGCCTGCATTTAGGGCCAGCTTGTTATCGGCTATGACGTATGCTTTTTTCTGGGCGTCCGTCCATCCTTTAGCTGTCATAACTGGTATTTGTTCCAGCCCCAGCTTTTGCGCTGCGAGTAATCTACCGTGTCCAGCTATCAGGGTGCTTTCTTCGTCTACCAGAACGGGCGTTGTAAAGCCCCATTCTTTTATACTGGCTGCTATCTCAGAAACCTGTTCATCGCTATGTGTGCGGCTATTTCGGGCGTATGGGATTAGTTTGTCGGTGGGTGTTAGCTGCACTTCGGTTGCAGGCCAGTTCTGTGTAACTGACGGTTTGGCTTGTGCCATTTGTATGTGACCTTTCTTTTCAGTGGTGAGCTGTATTTTTTACAATGTAATGCATGTCATTTAAAAAAGAAAGACCCACCGAAGTGGGTCTAGTTTATGACGAGGCTACAGGTGGAGCCTGATCGAGCAGTATTTATGGTTTATCACATCGCCAGCATTATGACAACAACTGCGACTATGAGAACTGTGAAGGCCACACCAGTTAGGATTTCTTTCACCCATCCCTCTGGTTTTTCGTTATGTATATCGACGTGGCCACGCAGGTTAATTGAAACCCACTGTCCTGTCCTTGCGGGTTCTTCACCACGTTGTGTGTGGACCCATAGGTCTGGGCTACCAGCACGTTTGCTTGTTTCTTCCTGCACCCATTTTGGCATTTCTGAATTAAAGTTTTTAAATTTCCAAGATTTAAGTATCATTTATTTATCCTCTGCGAATACTGAGTCACCGATATCTAACGGCAACTCTACTGTTGATATTCTAAAATCACAAAACACGCAGGCTCTTCTTCTTCTAATTGTTGAGAAGCCGTATATTGTGTGTTCCCTTGAGTTAATTGTTTTCATTCTTTTTTTACAATCTGGGCAGTGTGATACTGATATATTATTATTCATTTTATTTCTCAATCCAGTATTCCATCATCAGGCATTCCTTTGTTGGAAGCTGTGACGGTGTTTTCATAACCATATATTTATTCATACGGACGATTATTTTTACCATTGCGACTCTACGGGATTTGATGCTGTATCCATCTTTACGAAACTTTGTAAGTTCTGCGGCTGGGTTGCATACACCGAACATCGCCATTGCTTCTAGCAGTGACAGTTGGTGTCCTTCGAGCATATGGTCGAGCATGGCCATTGCTGATGGGAAGCCTATTGTTCTGCTCATTTCATGGCCTCCTTCATCTGCATGACGGCGCTCAAAGGATTAGTTGGCTGATATGCAAACCACCTCTTCAATCGCTTGGCTGCTTCTAACCTAGAGAGGTTGGCATCTTTATCTTCGAAATATTCAAGATAGCGTTCACCCTCAAGGTGTTCGACCATGTTATCAATCGCAACTTGCAACACGTTCATCTCTAGGTCTGAGACGTTTAATGCTTTTAATGGATTGTTCATCACGCTGCCTCCCACAGATAATAGTATATTAAACAATCTATAAATCCTTCTGATCTAAGATCATCCATATATGGAATCTTGAATCCTTCCTCATTAGGATTATCAATGTAACCATTCTCTTCGTCCAAACGACTCTTTTCAAGAATGATAGGTTCTTCATTTTTATTAGTAATGATTTGTCCGTTCTTAACAAAACAAAACTCTTTTGAGTTTAAACTTACTCTTAAAATACCTTTATATTCCATCACGCTGCCTCCGCTTCTAGGATTGCTTTAACGCTTTGCACTTGCTCTGCGGTTAGGCGGGTAGCCAGCGACTCGGCCATAGCGGTTGCTTTAATTGACATCTCATTGCTTGGCGCTTCTACGGCTATGCGTAGTGCCAGCGTAAATGCTTCGATGTCGGTGGTTGGCATTTTATAGTTTTCCATTTGGTAGTCCCTTTCTAAGTTTATATTAGGTAGACGCATGAACCTTCGAAAAGATTGCATTATTAATTAATTAAAATTTACCAGCGCGAATGTTTGCTACACGCTCCTCGTTATCGAAGTAGTTTACTTCCAGTACTTCAACGCCAGCTTTTTTGATTGCAGCGATGTAAGCCTTGGCTTCTTCGA